ATGCCTAAGGGTCTAAAAGAAACATCCAGCCTGATCTCAATCGGATTCTCCGTAACTGAAACTGCAGCAGATACTTTCACACAAGATGGTATTGATTTGCAACTAAATCCCCTAGACAACGAAGTCTTCGTCGTCTATGCAATTGATTTAGATGTAAGCGCTCCTGATGCTGTAGCAGGAGTGAACACAATAATGCTAGGTTCTCTATCAACTACTTCCAGGACAACTATTGGAGATCTATCTGATTCTAATGTAATGGCAAGCAAGCAGATTCAAATTAAAGCAGCTGGTTTCGTAGATGGTGGTGTCGGTTTCCAAACAGGATCCAACGAATCACCTGCAACTCAACTAGATTACCTGGGTATCATAGCAACTAACGATTTCTTTGTCCAGGTACAAGGTGCAAACAATGTAACTGCTAAGTCGATGACTGGCCGTGTTTACGGTGTTCGTGCAACAGCATCTAGTTCAATCTACGCTGCTCTGGTACAGTCAGAATTGCTAACTGCTTGAGGTGTTTAAGGTGGTGGCTATTCATGGCCGCTGGTGTGGACCCAACTGGACAGACGGAAGAGCAATCAGCGCACGAGACTACAAACTCCAAGGTGGAGATTTCAAAGGCTCGTGTATTGATTCTCTTGACTGTGCTTGTCGTGAGCATGATCAAGGGTGTTCCGGTAAGCGTGGATGTACTTCTGCTGCTGATAGGAAACTAGCTGCAAAAGCACAATGGATTGCTCTAACTAATCCTAAATTAAGATCCGTTGCACAATTAGTTGCATCAGGAATTGCCCTGGCATCAATAACCAGGAGAAGATAAGATAACCAGGAGATGATAAAATGCCTACTGTGACCATGACCCTAGAAGAATACGAAGCATTACGATCACTAATTAGTAGTGAAAGAGAATCTGAAGGCGCTAGTTTGGCAGATCGTGAAATGAATCCTGTAGCTACAAAACCTAAGAAGCGTAAGAGATCTAAATATCAGCGTGAATTAGGTAGACAATTGAAGATGTTAAAGAAGAAACATCCTCGAACAGCAATTACCAGGTTAATGAAGCGCGCTCACAGTGCGACAAGAAAAGCCCTGAAGCGTTAAATCTCATCGCATTCTGTGCAGATGTGGTATCTACGATCCGTTGACATAACATAATTGTCAATCTTTACCCAGGTAATCTCGTCACATATCTTACAAACTAGAGCTAGTTTCATTCATCTTCCTCCTTTCTTGCTTCGTATTCTTTCATGTCGGTTAGATCTCCTTTCATTTTGTCCGGTCGCGGATAACAAGTATAGCATTCTCCAGTAAAAGACCAGCATAATTCAGAGTCAAACATGTTTCCACATGAATGGCATACCCAAATAGTATGATTGTAGCCTATTTTGTAATAGTTATTGCACCAAGGAACCGTCATTCTTCACTCACCAACTGTGTTAATCGGTATGCAATCAATTCTAATGCTAATGCTATTCTTTCCATTACTTCTGGATCGTTCATTCTTCTTCGCCTCCATAGATATCAACAGGAAATCCCATGTCTATTTGACACGATCTACAATATGCATTGCCACTTTTTACTGTTCTAGCTCTACAAGCCCGGCACCACATTGATTTTCCTTCCTTTTTATTGCGTTCTGATCGTAGTTGGTCACGAACCCACTGTGAAAAGTTGGGTTTTTTGGCTGCGAGGTCCCAAGAAGTTGGGTCCAGAGTGATGAGTTTTTGTCTCATATTACCAAGGAATTGCTCATTTCATATATATATGTCCCAAGAAAGCCCATGGGCTATCCCACGAAGGTTAGAAATATGGTTGGTATGCCATGGGGGTGGTGGTGATAAGGTACTTGGAGGTGGACTCTCCCTCCAAAGCCTCGGGGCGGCTTCGCCGCGAAGATTATAATCCTAGGCTGTGTGGAACCGAACATGCCTAAGGGTCTAAAAGAAACATCCAGCCTGATCTCAATCGGATTCTCCGTAACTGAAACTGCAGCAGATACTTTCACACAAGATGGTATTGATTTGCAACTAAATCCCCTAGACAACGAAGTCT